GTAAATAGTTGAGCCAACTTTTTTTGTGCCATTCTTAAAAGTTCTTCCGTCTGCTAGCTGGTACTCTATCCAATTCTCCCTCTGGTGCTGGTCCTTCACCTCAGCATAGTTGATAAGATTAGGGATGTATACATGGTCAGGGCAGTCATCCTGAAAGTCTCCATACTTCTCGCAACGCCACGTTCCATCGTCCTCTGGTGTGGCGTGTACGCAGCTGCGACAGTTAGGCGCTGGCGGCTTCTCTTTATGACATATGTCACTGAAGTTGCAGAATCTACATTGGAAGAACTCAGGGTCAGCGCTAATGCGTGGAGGAGGCTCTTCCATCTCGATAACCTCCTGCGCCAAGTCAATCTTGCCTCGCGCGAACTCGTGGTCTACATGCGTAATAACGCCAAACCAATCACGCACTCCAGGAGTAGCGCACACGAGATAATGGTAATCCATACCAGAAAGCTCCATATAGAGCTGTGCCTGCGTATAATAGTTAAAATCCCATTTCTCAAGTGCGCTACCTTCCCCATGCTCTGCTACTAACCTCTTTAGCTTTCTGAATTTAGCCTCATTGCATACTTTGGCCTCAAATACGTGCCAGTCTTGCGGCGAATGCAGCAGCCCCTTGATAGCACCGTCCATATGGCCGCGTAGGTGTCCATTACAGGCACTTACTCCGAATTGCTGACCGTCAGCATGGGTAGGGTACAGCTCTACTCCAGGGGTCCTCTGGAGCCTCTCAACGATGATGTCCTCACCTGCGTGACCATCGTCGATACATGCCCAGCCTTTCGCCTGAATATCCTCCTGTGGTTGCGCGCGGAGGGTGAGCCACAAGCGCCTAGTGCACTCGTGGCCCATGCCAGAGCAGCCGAGATACGTCCTCGGCTTCTGCTCTCCATTACGGACAGCCGCGAAGACAGCCGAAGCTGCCTCCAGGGTTGCGTCCATTGCTGGCAGTTCCACCTTAGCCATTAGGCAGCCCAAGGGGTCTTTGGTGCGCTAGGTGGAGCCGCTGCGACATGGTTAGATGTCTGGTAGCCCTTCACCACACTCTTGTCATCATAGCGCGGGTCTTTGCTTACCTGGGTTCCTATCTCCACCTGGAGTCTAGAGCCTACCACATCGTCCGTATCATCATAGCCATCTAATCCAGATGCAGCCGCAATGCTTTTCAGGTCAGCTAACGAGCGATTGCGCGTCTTCTCTGTTGGATGATAGATAGATAATACCTGCCATACTCGGCGCTCAATAAACTGTGGGTCTCCACCCTCGCCTGCGCCTACAATCATATAGGTCAGGTTCAAGTAGTCGTTGCCAGAGCTCGCTGAGTTCCGTACCTCGGAGTCAATCACCTCAGCCTCGTACCACCCTGGAGTGATGAGGTCGAAGTCACTCTTAGGTGGTTCAAATCCTGCCTCTACTTTTAGTCCTAATTTAGCCATTTTATTCTCCAATTATCTTGTTAATAATTACACCTAGGTCAGCTTGCTCGAACTGCTCAAGCACTCCGCTTCTATCTTTTGCTTCGTACTGTGCGTCACGGTCAGTCTGCAACCAGCGCACAGGGTTCCCATCGTCATCCTTCTCTACTCTAAGCGCGAACACCTCATCAAACATGTACGGCATCTCAGCACCTAACATCTTGCCAGGCATCGAGGCAGAGTACAGCATTGCTCCCCCCAACTCATCCTTTTCACGCGCCTGCTTAGCCGACATGTAAAGATTTTTTGGTATGTCCCTGAACGCACGCACAAGCTGCGTCATGCGATGTATCATCGCGCCGTACGCTTGGCGTGGGTCTTTAGCTATCTCCTTCTCAGCAGCCAGACAGACCTCCGCTACCTCTGATATAGAATCAATGGCAATAGAATCGAACTGTTGCCCCTCACCTTCCGATAGATATTGATACACCTCCCATAGGTCTTCCATAGTGGATACGCTAATTGCTGGGATGTCGTACTCCTTTAGTGACAGCAGTCCAGCCTCCGCCGATATGATTACAGGGTTCGGAAGCGTGCGAATAAGCGTAGTCTTGCCGCTCCCCGCTGGGCCGTGAACCAGGATTTTCACTCCTTGGTCCACAGCTGCATCCTTCGTGCTTTTAATCTCTATTGCCATTGCTTACTCCTCTTATGTGGTCATGTAATACTTCAAGTTCTTCGCAGATGGACACCACCATATTGGCTACGTTCTCGTCCCCCATCATGCGCCCTAGCAGCTGGAACTCGGTGAGGTTGCTAGCGGCAGCGGCTTGACGCATAACACCTGGTAGCGCGCCAGCCTCGATTGGTGAGAGATTGTATTCCTCAATCCATTCTGCCAGGTCAATCTGCGCGTCACGTGAGTTGATGTCGGTCGATGGAAATTGTAGCGTTGACATGTCGTTCTCCTTAGTAGTTGTGGAACTCGTTCTTGGCTTTTCGACTCGCCTCCGCCTCATTCACTAAATTAATAGCGTCTCTGAACGATACGGTGTTTGCTGCTAGTTGCTCAGCGCCATCGCGCACTGCGCTCGTTAGGTCTCGGTCCCAAGGGCACTCCATCATCTCTGCAACGGCTTCCTCGGCGTTAATCTCGTACATCTTCATCGTGTCGGCGCAATCGAAGATAAGGTAGGCTAGCTGGCGGCTGTTCTGTGCTGCTAATGTTTTCATGTCGTTCTCCTTATAACTCTTCGCACCCTGCAGCCTCAAGCGCCTCATACAAGTCGCCAAGCACATTATCTGTGTCCGGCGAGATATCTACATTATTCCAGGTTGAGTTGGAGCGCTGACAAATCAAGGTGAATAGTATTTCTGCCTCTCGCTTGCCCATCTGTATAGTGAATATATTTTCTGCTTTAATCATGTCGTTCTCCTTAGTTGAGTTATAAGTATAGCGCGTCCGTGCGCAGTGTCAAGGTTTGTTTTAACTTCTTACACCATCGCGTGAAAAGAAAACCTCTTCCAAAAGCTTGTCTGCATCCTGAGCGGTTAAGTCAGCATCGACCACAACCTCAAAGTCTGCTGCTTCAGGGTAGGCTCGGAACATGCCACCGAGGTGCCCGTTGCTGTAGTAGAACAATACGGTGCTGTCGTTAGTTGATTCGTTGATAGTAATCATTTCAGTCTCTTTGGTTAGAGAGCTTAGTATAAGAATTCCTAACGCATTGTCAAAAACTAATTACATAATAATTATCTTGATGATAATTATTTACGTACAGTGATAATGCTACTATACTAAGGGGAGCGGCACATTTTCCCGCCAAAAATTATCCAAGGAATTCAAATAGATGAGTGAATTATATGAAGCAGCTCAAGGATACGCGCGTCAAGGTATTCCAGTGTTCCCAGTCCACGGTATCGTCGACGGGGTATGCACCTGCGCACAGGCCAATGAGTGCGACAACCCTGGCAAGCACCCGGCAACGCCAAGAGGATTCAAGGATGCGACCGACAACCTCAACAGGATTGAGAAGTGGTGGTCACATAATCCAGACTACAATATCGGTACCCCAGCTGACGCAATCGGAACCGTAATAGATGTGGACAACGACAGGGATAAGCCTGGCGAGATATCGTGGTCAAAGTTCGAGGAGGAATACGGTCCGGTGCCGGACACCACGGTGGCGCGCACAGGTAGCGGCGGGTTCCACGTGTGGTTTAAGACCCCAGAGAGTGTGCCTACTGAGCGATTGAAGGAGTTCCCAGGCATAGACTTCCAAGGGAGGGGTGCGTATGTAGTGTGCCCTCCGTCGCGGCACCACTCAGGCAGCACGTATAAGTTTATCACCAATCATGAGATAGCGCAGGCACCGTATAAGTGGATAGCTGCTGTGAAGGACCGGCGTGATGCTGCTAAGCAACGCTCAATGGAAGAGCGCGCGCGGCCAGAGGGCGGCCTGGTTATGCCGGAGCCAGCAGAGATGCGCTCCGTGAAGCGTGACCTGGAAGACCTTGACCCAGATATGGAGCGGTCGGAATGGATACGTGTCGGGCAGGCACTACACTCAACTAATTGGGTAGGTGCGTATGAGTTGTGGGACAGCTTCTCGATGGGCGCGTA